ATTCGCCCTGTACCGTGTAAAACAACCAGAATAGTTCTGATAAATCACGCCACGTCTGAACAGGGTTAGGATTTTCCAATAATTGGAACAGGTCGCTCTCCTCCGGTGCATATTCAAGTGCTTTAGTGTACAAGCGTTTTTTTACGTGCTCTGTCGGTGTGGCGTTATACTTGTTGTTCCTGTATTTCCTGTACTTCCTTGCCTTGTCATCGCCATTGTCAATGTACAATTCAAGCTGGGCAACACCTAATTTCTGAATGATCTTCTGGACTATCTTATAAACATTTGCATTTTTCGTGTACCCCTTCTCAACAAAGTCCTTCGCTTCCCAGTTATATAACGTCAAAGGTGCATTATGTAGCGAAAATGGACTATTGAACGGTGTGCTCAACGCCTTTGTTGAATGTTTCTTAAATCCCAGTGCTTTTTTAATCATCTTCGCTATATAAATTTATTCCTGTAAATACCGTGAAAACCACCCAAAAAATAATCAATGCTACCCGGCTCACTGCCCACCAATCCGCAAAATTAAACGTCAACTGGACAAATGAAATTGAAATATATATAAGCATCAACGCTGCAAGTGATAGCGTCACAAGAGTTAATAGTTTTTTATGTTCTTTGCTCAGCTTCATATTTCTTTATCCTATTGAAAATTCAAATTTATTAATCTTATGCATAACGGCATAGCGTGATGCATCTATACAATTATGAACCAGTATTCCATTTGCGAAATACTCATGCATATCATCAACCTCTATATCGTAAACATTATCCTTTCCTACGGATACGAGAGAGATTTCTTCCACTACATTCTCTACCGCAAAATTTTCTTTTTGCATATTTATTGCAAATGAATGTTTCTCCACATTGCTCGCAAATCCTTTGTTCATCGTCAACTCCTGAATCTCTCCTGCTCTTTGCCTTACATTTATTAGAACAGAAGCGCCCTCCACTCTTGCTTTGGTAGGATATTCCACACTCTTCACAAATATAGTCCTTTGGCCGTAAATTGGCTGCAACCTTAATTGCATGCTTTGAGTGCCATTTCCTCCCATCCTCAGAACCATGCCATTTATTTGCGAACACACGAGCATGATCCATCCTCTTACGCAATTCTTCAACATACTTATCATCTTCCATGAGCTGTTTTGCATGGTTTGACAGGTGTTCACGCCCATAAATACATTCAAGGTTTTCGATGCGATTGTTTTCAATATCCCCATCAATGTGATGAATATGGTAACCTTTTGGCCTTTTCCCATTATAGAACTCCCATACAGCGACATGCATTCTATTGCATCCTCTAGAATAATACTTTTCTCCTGGGTATAGGTGATAGGTTTTTCCATTAAATTCTTGGCTCTTGTAAATAACCTGTCCCCTGCTTTTAAATCTTTTAGTTTTTTCCATCCTTCTACTGTTTTAATTTTATGCTCAGGCGTAGCCTTTAATTCAACAGTAAAGGTACTAAATTTTATTTTAATATAGAGTATCTCTTTGCATCCATTATTAAAAATGTTGATTACTTTTTTATACCCATTTGAAGTGGCTACAAAATCGCCTACTCTTATTTTATCAATTCTTTTTTCACCGTTATCGGTGGTTATCATTGTTTCCCCAACAAAACAATGGTTATACTCGTCAATAGGCTTATTAGTCGGGTTACCATCCTTATTTAACGCCCAGCTATATGCCCTTAACTCCTTTATCAAGTTAACGCTCCTCTTAGTTACATATATAGGTTTGCTTAAAAGAGTGTCAATACCTTTAATGATGCTATCAGGACCTTTGACCGCCCCTTTGACATTATACCCGGCATTGCACATCTCCTGAATACTTTTAGGCTCTGCACTGTCTGCTATGATCTCATCGTAATTTTTCTTTAAGCCTAAACTATCAAACCTCCTAATGATGTCTGAGTTAAGCATACCGGTCTGGTAGATCAATTCATCAACGTAAAAAGCATCTCCCACTTCTATTGTCTTAATCAAAGCTGTTGGATCATTCGTAAAACCGAAGTCAAGCCCGTAAATAGCTTTTTCTTCCAGCTCCTGCGGTATCCTATCTATCTGATACCAATTAGAAAATATAATCCCCTCCGTTACCCCGTACTCGCAATCGAAGTGTATTCGCTTAAAATTCTCATCCCTTGAAACACGCATCTCTATCCTGTTGCGCTCCGTTTCAGGAAGGAAAGGATTGTCAGTATAGTTTGATTTTATTACAACCGTCTTGTCATAGTTTGATAGCCAATTTTCCATCCAAAATTGAGCGGTAGGATTAAAGTCGGCAATAACATTCTCTGAACGCCTTGCCAGCTCATCCCATACATCCTTTTTTAAAGAGTTAACCTCATTACCAAACAAGTAATCACGCCTTGCACCTAAAGCCTTGTCAATCCTATCAGCCGAAAAAAACTCTATAATGGATCCGGTAGGTGCCGTCCATCTCGATGTTGATATGTTCCAACTTGTTTTCCCCCACAATCCTAAAGGCTTACAAACATTTGACAAAATTCTTATTGCTCCGATATCAAGGTGTGGTTTGGATTCTGAGACGATGGTTATAATTAAATCCTTAAATCTTAGTGCTATGGAGAATAAAAACAGAACAATATCATATGTTTTTCCTGAACCAGTGCCGCCCCTATGAACGATAATTTTATTACCGCCCTCAAAGGCTTGTTTGGTTTTACGAAAGATAGTGCCTGTTTTTATATCAACATCCATAAGCTATTGACTTTTAGAGTGATTGATAAAATTAATATTTATTGCGTCACCTGAATATTCGCTTTTAGTCGGGGCATTGTAACCGAGCATTTGATTAATAGCATCTAAAGACTTTTGCTTATCATATAACTCGATTCTAACATACTCAACGTCAACTATTTCAGGGTCTTCTCTTGTTCCTATATTTTTCTTTAAAATTTTTGTTGATATTGA